CGGTATTACTGATCCACTACAGTTATGGCGACGCGAGTTTTAGATCTGACCGCTGCATGGGTCAAGGTTACCGATGGCACCAATACGGTAACGGTGCAGGTTAAGTCAGGCCTGGTGCGCCTGGTTGATTCACCGACTGCTCCTGCTGTTGATGCTCAGGGCCATGTTGTTGATGACTGGGTGACTATCACGCCGCCCACCGTTGGCTGGATTAAGTCCGAATCTGCGGCCAGTACGGCTGCGGTGGTGAGTTAAGCTCATGCCACCAAGGACACCCAAGGCATGCCGCAAGCGTGGTTGTCGCAATACCACAACGGACTCCAGTGGGTTTTGCAGTGAACACAAGGGCGACGGTTGGCGTAATTACAAGCCAGGACAGAGCCGCCACCAGCGCGGCTATGGTAGTCAGTGGGATGGTATCAAGCTGCGTATTCTTAGGCGTGATAAGGGGTTGTGTCAGGAGTGTCTTCGTAGAGGGGCGGTAACCGAAGCAACCTGCGTGGATCACATAGTACCTGTGGCGCGCGGTGGTGATGATAGAGGGGGCAACCTTCAAAGCCTATGCACCCCCTGCCACCGGACTAAGACGGCCAGAGAGCGACTGTCGGGGCGGTAGGGGGGGTAAAATCCCTGCAGCCCTCATCCTTCCGTACTGCCCGCCTCGTCGTATTTTTATACCCGCGAAAAATGAAATTTAATCTGGAGCGCTTATGGCCGGAACGGCGGGCCGTTCTGGGCGACGACCAAAACCGAATGCCCGCAAGGAATTGGCCGGTAACCCAGGCAAACGAGCCCTAAACAAAGATGAGCCGGTGTTCACACCCATCAAAGGTGCTGATCCGCCCTCGTGGTTTGAGGAGGAGGGGCTGCACCTTGCCACGGTGATGTGGCAGATGACCACCAAGGAACTTTGCGGCCAGGGGATCCTTTGCGTAACTGATTTGGCGGTACTGGAGCGCTGGTGTGTGGCGTATGAGTTCTGGCGCCGGGCGGTGAAGTCCATAGCCCAGCAGGGAAACGTCGTGACCGGCGCTACGGGTGGACCAATAAAGAACCCACAACTGACAGCCAAAAAAGAGCAGGAATCGGAAATGAGCAGCACCGGCGCCATGCTCGGCCTTGATCCTGGCAGTCGGCAGCGCCTGATTGGCCTGGCCGGGCAAAAGAAATCCACAAACCCTTTCATTAAGTTGATCACGTCATGACAAGAAAATCATACCCCAACGTTAACGCGGCTAATCAGTATGCGCGGGACGTGGCGCGCGGAAAGATTGTGGCGTGCCAGTTTGTTATCAGCGCCTGCCAGCGCCACCTTGACGATCTGGCAGAAGAGAAGGGCCGCAAGTTCCGGTACCGGTTCGATCGCGACCTGGCAGAACAGGCGGCGCGATTTATCCAGCTACTGCCTCACACAAAAGGGGAGTGGGCCTATAAGCGCATGCCGATCACACTGGAGCCGTGGCAGCTCTTCATTGTCTGCGCGGTGTTTGGCTGGGTGCATAAAGGTACCAAACTGCGCCGATTTCGTGAGGTCTACACCGAGATCCCTCGCAAGAACGGCAAATCGGCCATCTCGGCTGGGGTGGCGCTCTATGGCTTCACTTGCGACGGTGAGTTTGGTGCCGAGGTTTACTCGGGTGCCACCACTGAAAAGCAGGCGTGGGAAGTATTCCGCCCAGCCCGGTTGATGTGCAAGCGCACGCCGATGTTGATGGAGGCTTTCGGGATAGAGGTTAACGCTTCAAACCTGAACCGGCCGGAAGATGGCGCTCGTTTTGAACCACTGATCGGCAACCCTGGCGACGGCTCATCACCCAGTATGGCAATAGTGGATGAGTATCATGAGCACCCGACCGATGCGCTGTATACCACCATGCTTACCGGCATGGGTGCCCGGCGGCAACCGCTGATGTGGGCGATCACCACGGCAGGTTACAACATTGAAGGGCCGTGTTACGACAAGCGCCGAGAAGTGATTGAAATGCTCAATGGCACGGTACCTAACGATGAGCTGTTTGGCATCATTTACACCGTTGATGAGGGTGATGACTGGACGAAGCCCGCGGCGCTGGAAAAGGCCAACCCCAATATGGGAGTGTCAGTCTACCGGGATTTTCTGCTTAGTCAGCAGCAGCGTGCGATCAATAACGCCAGATTGGCTGGACCATTCAAAACCAAGCATCTGAATATTTGGGTGTCGGCCCGAAATGCGTTTTTCAATCTGGTCAGCCTGAAACGCTGTGAAGATACCACGCTGACGCTGGAGCAGTTCGAGGGGCAGCCCTGCATCCTGGGGTTTGACCTGGCGCGCAAGCTCGACATGAACAGCATGGCGCGCCTGTTTACCCGCGAGATTGATGGCAAGCGGCATTACTACAGTATTTGCCCGCGCTTTTGGGTGCCCTATGACACCGTGTATAGCGTCGAAAAAATTGAAGATCGGCGAACGGCTGAGCGCTTTCAGAAGTGGGTGGAAATGAAGTTGCTTTCCGTCACGGAGGGGGCTGAGGTTGACTACCGTTACATTCTGGAGGAGGCGAAGGCCGCTAACCGCCTGAATCCCGTGGAGGAGTCGCCGATAGATCCCTTTGGTGCAACCGGTATTTCGCATGAATTGGCCGATGAAAACATGTCACCCATCACGATCATTCAGAACTACACCAACATGTCTGACGCCATGAAGGAGTTGGAGGCCGCGATCGAGTCTGGGCGTTTTCATCATGACGGCAACCCGATCATGCTCTGGTGCCTCAGTAACGTGATTGGCAAGTTCTTGCCGGGTAATGATGATGTCGTCAAGCCGATAAAGGAACTGGACGCAAGCAAAATTGACGGCGCAGTCGCTCTGATTATGACCATTGGCCGCGCCATGTTGAATGAGCCCGGCGACTTCCTCTCAAGCCTCGACCCAGATGAAGAACTATTAATCTTATGAAATCACTCATTATCGACCTTTGCGGGTTGGCCGGTTTTGGCTCGCTCGTGGCAGGGCTTTACCTGCAATATGGTACCGCCATCGCGTTAATGGCGGGTGGCGGTTTAATGCTGGCGTTTGCGCTGGCGGCGGCCAGGAGGAATAAACGTGCTACTTGATGCCATTTTCCGTAGTGAGTCGCTGGAAAATCCCGCCAACCCGATCACGGGCGACAGTCTTGATCTGGGGTTTCGGGCAGGTGACGTGTTTGTCAGCCCGGAAACCTCCATGAAACTGGCGGCGGTCTACGCCTGTATTTACGTTCTGTCATCCACGATCGCACAAATGCCGCTGCACGTAATGCGCAAGACTGGCGACAAAGTGGAGCAGGGCAGAGATCATCCGGTTTTTTACCTGGTGCATGATGAGCCTAACGTGTGGCAGACCAGCTACAAGTGGAGGGAACTGAAAGAGCGGCATGTACTGGGGTGGGGGAATGGTTACACCAAGATTGTTCGATCTCGGCGCGGGGAGGTTACTGCTCTTGATGCGTGCATGCCGTGGGAAACCACGCTGCTCAATACCGGCGGTCGTTATACCTACGGGGTATACAACGAGGAGGGCAGCTTTGCCATCAACCCCCACGACATGATCCACATCCGGGCGCTGGGCAATAACCAGAAAATGGGGCTCAGCCCGATCTTGCAGCATGCCGAAACCATTGGGTTGGGAATGAGCGGGCAAAAGTACACCAGTAACTTTTTTAGCGGAAACGCTCGGCCAGCCGGGATTGTGTCAGTGAAAGGGGAGTTAAACAAAGACTCATGGGCCAGGCTGAAGGAGATGTGGCAGAAAGCCGCGCTGGCCTTGCGGGGCCAGGAAAACAAAACGCTGCTACTCCCTGCTGATTTAGATTACAAGGCCCTGACTGTTTCGCCAGTTGATGCCCAATTGATCGACCTGATGAAGATTAACCGCTCACAGATTGCGGGTATTTTCAACGTCCCTGCGCACATGATCAACGATCTGGAAAAGGCAACATTCTCCAATATCACCCAGCAATCCATCCAGTTTGTACGTCATACAGTGATGCCGTGGATCGTGAACTGGGAGCAGGAACTTAACCGCCGTTTGTTCACCACCGCCGAGCGTGCTGCAGGGTATTACGTCCGGTTTAACCTGGCTGGCCTGCTGCGTGGCACACCGCAAGAGCGCGCTCAGTTCTACCACTTCGCGATCACGGATGGGTGGATGAGCCGAAACGAGGCACGCGCCTTTGAGGACATGAACCCGGTTGAAGGCCTGGATGAAATGCTGGTCAGCGTCAACGCGGCCAACCCTGCCAAAGACATTACCGATTTAAACAAAGAGGACAAACCCAATGAGTGACAGAGAAACACGCTGTTACGGTGGCGAGGTGCGCGCCCAGCAGGAGGAGAACCAGCCTACGCACATTATCGGCTATGGCTCGGTGTTCGACAGCCGTTCGGAGGTGCTGTGGGGCTTTCGCGAAATCATCAAGCCCGGCGCTTTCGATGATGTGCTGAAGGATGACGTTCGCGGCCTGTTTAACCACGATCCTAACTTCATTTTGGGCCGCAGCTCGGCGGGCACCCTGTCGTTATCTGTCGATGCGCGAGGGCTGCAATACAACATCGTGGCACCAGAAACCCAGACCATCCGCGATCTGGTGATCAGTCCAATGCAGCGCGGCGACATCAATCAATCTTCCTTTTCCTTCCGCGTCGCCCGTGATGGCGAGGACTGGTATCAGGACGAGCAAGGGGTGGTGATCCGCGAGATTACCAAGGTTTCACGCCTGTTTGACGTAAGCCCGGTGACCTACCCCGCCTATCAAGAGGCGGATTCAGCCGTCAGATCCATGAAAGCCTGGCAGGAAGCGCGTGACAGTGGCGCGTTGCAGAAAGCCATTAACCAACGAATGGCGCGCGAGCGCCTGCTGACTTTACTCAATGTGTAAGGAATGACCATGCCTACTATTATCAAGTTGCACGAACTGAAGCAAAAACGTAACACCATCGCCACCGACATGCGCGCTCTGAATGAAAAGATCGGTGACAACGCCTGGACTGAAGAACAGCGCACCGAGTGGAACAAGGCCAAGGATGAGCTGACAAAGCTGGATGAGCAGATCACCCGCGAAGAGGAGCTGCGTGCTATGGATCAGCGCTTTGTTGATGATGTTCAGGAGGAACAGCGCCAGCAGTTGGACAAAGACAAACCAGAGCACCAGCAGCAGGAGCGCCGTGCTGCTGCATTCGATAAGTTCCTTCGTCAGGGGCTGGGTGAGCTGAGTGCAGAAGAGCGCGCCGCTCTGCGTGAGCTCCGTGCTCAAGGCACCACGCCGGATGAAAAAGGCGGTTATACCGTACCCACTCAAATGCTGGCAAAAATCGTTGATGCAATGAAGGCTTATGGCGGTATCGCCAGCGTGGCACAAGTCCTGAACTCATCCAACGGGCAGGATATCACCTGGTCAACCTCTGACGGCACGGCAGAAGAAGGCGAACTGCTGGGCGAGAATACCGCTGCATCCGAGCAGGATGTGGAATTCGGTACCGCGATCCTGGGGGCGAAAAAGCTCAGTTCCAAAATTATCCGGGTTTCCAATGAATTGCTGCAGGATAGCGGGGTGGATATTGAGGCCTATTTGGCAGGCCGGATTGCTCAGCGCATTGGCCGCGGCGAAGCCAAATACATAGTTAAAGGCACCGGCACCGGTTCTCCAGTTCAGCCGAAAGGGCTCGAAGTCTCTGTTACCGGTACGGTGGCGGCCAAGGCGCTCACGCTGGATTGGACGGATGTGAATACCCTTAAACACAGCATTGATCCGGCCTACCGTAACGGACCCAAGTTCCGCCTTGCGTTTAATGACTCTACGCTGAAAATGCTTTCTGAGCTGGTGGACGGTAACAAGCGCCCCCTGTGGTTGCCGGATATTGTCGGTGTAGCACCCGCTTCGGTGTTGGGTATGCAGTACGTTATCGATCAGGCGATCGACAGTATGGCGACGGGTAAGAAGTTTATTTACTGCGGCGACTTCGATCGCTTCATTTTGCGCCGTATCACCTACATGACGCTGAAGCGCCTGGTTGAACGTTATGCCGAGTACGATCAAACTGCCTTCCTGGCGTTCCATCGTTTCGATTGCGTGCTGGAAGATACCGCGGCTATCAAGGCGCTGACCGGTAAATAATTGCTATTTTGCGCATCCCTGCACCGCTTCGGCGGTTTTTTTGTGCCCGCAATCTGGCGGGCATTGGAGAAAGTATGTTGCTGAAACTGGATGAAATAAAGGCGCAATGCAGGCTGGATCTGGATTTTACCGAAGAAGATGCCCTACTTGATCTGATTGGGAGGGCGGTACAGAAGCGCACGGAAACATACCTGAATCGCACACTGTATGCGCCAGACAGTGAAATTCCAGATACCGATCCAGACGGGTTGCACCTGCCTGATGATGTCAAGATGGGCATGCTGCTGCTGGTGACTCATTACTACGAAAATCGCTCATCCGTCTCTGACTTTGAAAAGTCTGAGCTACCGATGGGCTTTGTGTGGAATGTTCAGCCTTACAGGCATATCCCGCTATGAAAATTCGCCAGGCACAAACCAGTGCAACCTACTTGTTTCCGGACCCTGGTGAACTCAACCGCCGCGCACAATTCCGCACCCGCGAAGATGTGCCCGGCTCTGGTCATATGGGTGTCGATACCGTGTATCACAACACGTTCAGCACCTGGGCGAAGCTGGCGGCGGTCGGTGATTCTGTTCGTATCGATTCTATGCAGGCTGATGCCGCCATCACTCACCGAATTATCATCCGGTACCGCCGTGGTGTGACCACTGATGAGGAGGTGGTGATCGACGGCATGGTTTACCGCATCAAAGGTACCAAGGATCTGAATGACAAGCGCCGGTTTTTGATGATCAGCGTTGAGGAATTGGGCACCGTTGAGGTTATAGGGGGTGATAGTGGGGGTTGAGAACTCAAACAGCGGTCTGTATTTGCATGTCGATTTTGACCAAACACCGGAAATTACCTTCAACAAAGCCAGAGTGCGCCGCGCATTCGTTACCGTTGGGCAGAAAGTGATGGCGGAATCTCGGCGCATCGTTGCCCGCAGAGCCATCTCAAAAGCAGGTGAGGTACCCGGTTTCCGTACTGGCCGGCTGGCAAAATCCATTGGCTATCGCGTTCCCACGGCAACTGCTACCCGGCCTGGCTTTATGGCAAAAATTGCGCCAAACCAGAAAGGTGGTAAAGGGAACCGGCTGATTAATGGTGATTTCTATCCAGCCTTCCTGTGGTACGGCGTCAGACGCGGTGCAAGGCGAGGCAAGAGCCATAAAAAAGGCGCATCCGGTGGCAGCAACTGGAAGATTGCCCCGCGCAAAAATTTTATGGAGCAAGCATTGCTGAATAAGCAGGCGTGGATCGAGCGTGTTCTTTTCGAAGCGCTCCAAAGCTCAGTGAGGCCCGTCAAAAAATGAGACTGTCATTAATCATTGCTGCCCTGCGGCTGCGCTGCCCGTCATTTGAGGGGCGCGTGTCCGGGGCGGCTGAATACAAGCCCATCCCCGATAATGCAAAAATGAAACTGCCGTCAGCCTGGGTTATCCCGCTGGATGACAATGTTGGCGAGCAGCGATCGCAAACCGACTATTGGCAGGAATTGACGGAAGGTTTTGCGGTTATTGTTGTGATGGACAACACGGCAGATCAGCGCGGTCAGGCGGCGGCATTTGATGTTGTTCACGACATCCGTGCCGAATTGTGGAAAGCGTTGCTGGGGTGGGAAATGGAGGGCTACGACCCGCTTCAGTACGATGGCGGCAACTTGCTGGACATGAATCGCGCCCATCTTTACTACCAGTTCGATTTCTCCGCCAAGACAGACATTGCGGCGGAAGACACCCAGCACTGGGAAGATCTGCAGCAACTTGAAGATCTGGCACTTGTCATCACCGATGTTGATTTCATGAAGCCCGATGGCGACATCGAGCACACGTTAAGAATCCCACTGAACGAGTAACCCCTTATGTATGTGATCCCCAGCAATGGCCGGTCAGTGCCTGATCCGGTCAAGGGCGACTTTTTGCCGAAAGAGGGCAGAAACGTTGCCGACACCAATTATTGGCATCGTCGTTTGGCCTCCGGTGAAGTGGTACTGAAGGACGCCGCGCCAAACCAGAAACCTGAAGAGGCTGAGAGCAATGAACTTTAACACCATCCCAAATGATTTACGGGTACCGCTGTTCTATGCCGAAATAGACAATAGCGCAGCCAACACGGCGCAAGACACCGGCCCGGCGCTGATCATCGCGCACGCCCTGGCTGGTAGCACGATTGAGCCCAATAAGCTGGTTATCATGCCAAGCGCAGGGCAAGCCGGGCAGGTTGCGGGGCGTGGCAGCCAACTCGCGCGCATGGTGTCCGCTTATCGTGCGGTAGATCCGTTTGGCGAATTGTGGGTGATCGCCACTCCTGAGCCTGCCGGTGCTCCTGCGGCGGGCAAGCTGACCATCACTGGTACCGCCCAGGCCGCTGGTGCACTGTCGATTTACGTCGGCACGACGCGCGTGCAGGTGATTGTTGCTGCACTCGATAGCCCCCTGGTTATTGGTGCCAGTATTGCCGCCGCCATCAACGCACTTCCGGATTTGCCTGTCCGCGCCGAGGTGCAGACCAGTAGCGTTGTTGTTACAGGGGCGGGAGTACAACCGCTGGAGCCGGGCACCTCATTGAGCATTGTCAACATTACCGCCAAAAACAGCGGGCAGACGGGCAACACCATCCCGATCACCATGAACTATCGCGGCTCTCTGGGGGGCGAGCAAAACCCGGACGGCGTCAACGTGGCGATCACCCCAATGGCTGGAGGTGCTGGCGCACCTAATCTGTCAGCGGCCATTGCTGCAATGGGTGATGAACCGTTTGATTTTATCGCCTTCCCGTTCTGCGACTCTGCCTCACTGTCAACTATCGGCGCAGAGATGAATGACGATACAGGCCGGTGGTCATGGTCGCGCCAACTTTATGGTCACGTCTATACCGCCAAAAAGGGCGCGCTGTCTGATCTGGTGGCGTTTGGCTCAACGTTTAACGATCCGCACCTGACCATTGCCGGTTACGAGCTGGGCGTGCAGGTGGCCACAGATGAATTGGTTGCAGCACGCACGGCCCGCAATGCGGTATTCATTCGCAACGACCCGGCCAGACCCACACAAACCGGCTTGCTGAATGGCGCATTGCCAGCACCGGCAGGCGATCGCTTTATCTTGACCGAGCAGCAATCCCTGTTAACCCACGGCATTGCTACGGCGTACAGCGAAGGCGGCGTGATGCGCATTCAGCGCGATATCACCACGTACCGGAAAAACGCTTACGGCAATGCGGATAACAGCTTTCTGGACAGCGAAACCTTGCACACCAGCGCCTACGTGCTGCGCCGCCTGAAATCGGTGATCACCAGCAAGTATGGCCGCCACAAGCTGGCGAATGACGGTACCCGCTTCGGCCCCGGCCAGGCGATCGTGACTCCTAATGTGATCCGGGGGGAAATCCTTGCTGTTTACCGTCAGTTGGAGCGCGCGGCGATCGTTGAAAACTTCGATCTGTTCGCTCAATACCTGATTGTGGAGCGTAACGCGAACGACCCGAACCGCCTTGATGTGCTGTTCCCGCCTGATTATGTCAATCAGTTGCGTGTGTTTGCCCTGCTTAATCAGTTCCGCCTTCAGTATCAAGAGGAGTCAGTGTAATGGCCCGAAACAAACGCATTGGCGGTACCTGCTATTTCAAGATTGACGGTCAGCAATTATCGCTGACTGGCGGCATAGAGGTACCGATGAACACGGCAGTCAAGGAGGATGTGGTGGGCATGGATGGCTCCGTGCATTACAAAGAAACCCACCGCGCGGCGTATATCAAAGGCACCTTTAAAGTGCCGGGTGATTTCCCGATCAGCAAGCTGACCTCATCCGACTCGATGACGATCACCGCCGAGCTGGCCAACGGCAAGGTCTATGTACTTTCCGAGGCCTGGTTGAACGGCGAGGCAAACCACAACGCCGAAGAAGGCACGGCGGATCTCGAATTCCACTCAGAAGAAGGGTTTTATCAGTGAAAACAATTAAGCTAACGAAAGAAATCACCGTTTCGGGTGAGCCAGTTATTGAGCTGACATTGCGTGAGCCCACTTACGATGAAATGGCGTCATGTGGGATCCCGTTCACCATTACGGAGGAGGGTGAAATTAAGGTAGATCTCAAGTCTACGCTGCGTTATCTGCCAATTCTGGCGGGGATCCCCCCCTCCTCGGCAAAACAAATTGCGCCAAAAGACGTCATGACAGTTTCTATGTCGATTGTCAGTTTTTTTACGGTATCGGCAGCGTAAAAAACTTCACCACCCGAGTTTATAACGTCGCCTATTTCTGGCGCATCAACCCCCTAACTTTAATGACCTGCCCGCTCTCCAAGATAATGGAGCTTGAAGAGCAGGCGGAGCGCATTGATTCGGAGATAAATAATGGCTGATAGCTTTCAACTAAAGGCGATCATCACTGGCGTTAATAAGCTGTCGCCACAATTAACGACGATGCAGAAGGATCTGCGTAAGTTTAAGGGGGAATTCAAGGATATTATTCAAGGTACCGCTGTTGCCGGTGCGGCAATCACTGCGATGTTTGCTGCACCGATAAACCAGGCCATTGAGTTTGAATCAACAATGGCTGATGTCAAAAAGGTTGTTGATTTTGATACTCATCAGCAATTTAAACAGATGGCTGATGATGTACTGGAGCTGTCTACAAGATTACCAATGGCTGCCAATGGGATCGGGGCTATCGTCGCTGCAGGTGGACAGGCGGGTATTGCCAAGAGTGAGCTGATGGCGTTTGCCGAATCTGCGATAAAAATGGGGATCGCCTTTGATCAGACGGCAGAACAATCCGGCCAGATGATGGCGCAGTGGCGAACCGCGTTTAAAATGACCCAGGCCGAGGTGGTAACACTTGCTGACAAGGTTAACTACCTTGGCAACACCGGCCCCGCCAATGCTGCGAAAATATCAGATATCGTTACCCGTATTGGCCCGCTGGGTAGTATTGCTGGCGTTTCGTCTGGTGAGATTGCCGCTCTCGGGGCGACCATTGCAGGTATGGGGGTAGAGTCCGAAGTATCCGCCACGGGCATCAAAAACTTTATGAAGGCGCTTACTGCCGGATCTTCTGCAACAGCAGCGCAAAAAAAGGTGCTCAAACAGCTCAGAATAGGCCCGAAAAGGCTGGCCGCAGAAATGCAAAAAGACTCCAAGGGTGCAATGCTGAAAGTGCTATCTTCGATGGCGAAGCTCTCCAAGGCAGATCAGTCCGCGGCAATGAACCAGTTATTTGGCAGCGAGTCTGCGGGGGCTATCGCGCCGCTGCTGACCAACCTTGATTTGCTGGAGAAAAACTTTGGTAAAGTTACTGATGCCCAGCAATACAGTGGTTCAATGCAGAAGGAATATGCGTCGAGAGCAGCGACAACAGCCAACTCTATTCAGTTACTTAAGAATGAGGTTGCTTCTGCAAGCATATCTATCGGCGATTTATTTTTGCCCGCAATAGTTGAAGGAACCAAGGAGCTAAAACCGCTACTTGGTGGCATCCGGCAGTGGATAAAGGCCAATCCAGAACTCATTAAAACTACTCTCAAGCTAGGTGTATATCTAATGGGGGTAGCGTTCGGTGTGACTGCTGTAACTAAAGCCATTGGCTTCATGAGTTTTGTGACAAAAATGTCACCATTGGGCAAGTTGCTCACCGTATTGATCGCTGCTGGTGGGCTAATTATCGCCAACTGGGATACGGTTGGCCCGATGTTTAAAGAGGTATGGAGCCAGATTAAACCCATCGTAGATATGGTAGGGGGGTGGGAAGGTGCAATGAAAGGATTTGCTTTGTATATGGCGGGCGATTTTGCGCTCTCATTTTTGAAAGGTATTAACTCTGGTGGTGCCGGGGTGAGAGGGCTTAACAGCGCGCTAAAAACACTTATCTCTTATGGTGGGAAAACGATCGCTATCGGTGTAATGATTAGTCTGTTTAAGCAACTGGATGACCTGGATAAAGAAGCGCAAGATACCAAAAAATCCAAAGGGGAAATTTTGGTCGATAGATTGAAAAAAGGAGAGGAAGACAGGGGCTACACTGGCTTTATCCCCCGCATGAAAGAACTGCTAAATATGGATGGCAACCAAAACTCTAAAGTACCATTAGCATCTGTCCGGCCTCAGGCTGTAAATGGAGAGATTACAGTTAAGTTTGATAATGCACCGCCAGGGATGAATATTGTGAATGCTAAAACCAATAACTCAGGGCTTGGCATAGGTTATGATGTTGGCTATAGTCGATTTTCCAATAAGTTACCTTAGTAGCAACAGTTAACTTGCCTTCATGACCTCGGGGGATTAAATGAGAAGAGTTATTTTTATTTTTGCGCTCAGTATATTTCTTTCTGCATGCGACGATGGTAAAGACAGTGGCACGCCTAGCTATGTAAAAAACGCGGCAAGTGATATTGAATCCGCTATCATCGCGAATGTTATAAGAAACTCGGATTTTCAGTGTGGAAAGTTGCTTGACGAGAAAGAAAATGTTTGGACTATAGGCTGTTCTCTCCCTGAGAGGAATCCATCCCCCTTTCTTTTATTTGAAGTAAGAGAAGATCATGAAGGTACGAATCCGCCATTTAAATATAAATTAGTAGCAGTTAATGGCAAGGCCAAGCAATACGCAGAAAACAATGCACTTCGAATGTTTAAGATAGATACCAAGAGTTCGTCAGATATTAATATTGATGAAATGATGGGAAGGTATACTGCGGGATTTAAATAAACGCTAAGCACTCAAGCATAACCCACCATCAGGTGGGTTTTTTATTGGTGGTAACCATGAGCTGGAAAGACAAGTTATTACCCGCGTCTTTTCGCGGTATACCTTTCAAGACGCTGGATGATGAGGCCACGGTAGGCCGCAGAACGCAAACCCACGAATACCCCAACCGCGACAAACCCTATTCCGAAGATCTGGGCCGGGTCACCCGGCGCGACAGAATATCGGCCTATGTGATCGGTGATGATTACCAGGCGCAGCGCGATCAGCTTATCGCCGCCATTAACCAGGGTGGCCCCGGCAAGCTGATACACCCGCAGTATGGGGAGCTTAACGTCTGCATCGATGGCGAAGTGACCGTGAGCCACAACTCATCAGATGGGCGGATGTGCACGATCAGCTTTGCATTTGTCGAGGCTGGCGAACTGTCATTTCCTACCTCTGGCGTGGCAACCGGGCAAAAGCTGATTTCTTCCACCGATGCGATGACTGACAGCGCATCTGACGCTTTTGGTAAATCGTTCGGGCTGGATGGGCTACCGGATTTTTTGCAGAACGGCGTACTTGAAAATGCCCACGACATGATGGGCGTGGCTATCAAGACGCTCGACAGGGTGAATTCTGCAATGGGTGATGCCGGCCGACTTTTGGATGGTGACCTGTCTGTACTGCTAATGCCGCCCAGTTCGGGCATGGATTTCACCAACCGGCTACAGCGTATGTGGCGATCGGGTGATGCACTGTTCAGAAACAGCGGCGACATTATCAGCAAGATAAAGGGGCTGTCTGGGCTCACTGTTGATCGCGGACTCGCCCCGCGTGGCGTGTGGAAAACAGACAGCAAAACCACCCAGATCCAGACCGAGCAAACCAACGCTGTTGCTCAGGCCATGCGCACGACAGCGTTAGCGGAGGCGGCCCGTAGCGTTTCCAGTTTGCCGCAACCGCCCATCTCACAGGCGGGGAATATCATCACGCCAGTGCGCTTGCCGCAGCGCGCCGAGGTGGGTACCGATGCGCCACCTGTGAAGATGCCGCTGCTCACGCACCCGGCTGTAACTTCGTTGGACGATGGAGGGGTGATTGAACCCCCGCTGAGCTACGACACGCTGACGGAGATCCGCGACACGCTGAATAATGCTATCGATCAAGAACTATTGCGCGTTACGGATGATGCGTTGTTTTTGGCCCTCAACACTGTCCGAGCCGATGTTAACCGGGACATTAGTCAGCGGTTGGAGCAGACAGAGAAAACCGCGCTTCTCACGCCCACTGATGTTGTGCCAGCGCTGGTGCTGGCCGCTGACTGGTACGACTCCGCAGCACGGGAGCGCGACATCATTGGGCGCAATCCAATCACACACCCCGGATTTGTTCCGGTGGCCACATTAAAGGTACCTGTGCGATGAGTGACAACAATGTGACATTGCGCGTGGGGGATCGCGAGTGGGGCGGTTGGACGTCCGTTTCAATATCGGCGGGCATAGAGCGCCTGGCGCGTGATTTCAATATCGAGATAACCCGGCAGTGGCCGGGCTCGGAAGATGTTGGAAACTTGCAGCCAAAGATAAAAAAGGGCGATCCGGTTACCGTGCTGATCGGTACCGATTTGGTTATCACCGGCTACATCGACGCCACGCCAGTGCGGTACGACGCCCGCAGCGTGTCTGTCGGCATTGTCGGGCGTAGCAAAACTGCTGACCTGATCGACTGCTCAGCCATGACAACGCAATTCACAGGCCGGACGTTTACACAGATTGCCGAGCAGCTCGCCAGGCCGTTTGGCGTATCGGTGGTTAACGCTGGCATAGAGAGCACTCCGGTCATTGGCCTGCAGGTGGATTTTGGTGAAACCGTGATCGACGTGCTCGACAAGATGATGGGGCTGCAGCAGGTGCTGGCTTATGACAACCCGGCAGGTGAGTTGGTTATCGGGCCAGTGGGTGCCTCCCATTGCGTCACTGCGCTGGTGCTGGGCGAAAACATTATTTCCTGCGACACCGAGCAGAGCATTAAGGAGCGATTCTCCGAGTACCAGGTAGCTGGGCAGCGCGCGGGCAATGATGATGACTTTGGTGAGGTCACCACGTCAGCTATCCGAGCCAGAACCGTCGATGGTGGCGTGAGGCGTTACCGGCCCATGGTGATTAAGCAAGTTGGCAATGCTACTGGGGGATCGGTCATTGAGCGTAGCCAGTTCGAGATGTTGCGCCGGGCGGCCAGAACGGATGAGGTGACCTATACCGTGCAGGGTTGGCGGCAAGGTAACGGGAAGCTATGGGAGCCAAACCAACTGGTGACGGTTTACGATCCTGTACTGGGATTTACCAACCGCGACATGCTGATCGCTGAGGTGACCTACAGCAAAAGTGAGCAGGGAACCACCGCGCAGTTACGGATCGGTCCGCCCGATGCCTACCTCCCCAAACCTCCCAAGCAGAAGAAAGGCAAGAAAAAAGCCGATGATAATGAGGACGATTGGTGATGAATAGAATGATCAGCAGCCTGCAGCGTGGGTTGTCCAATCTGCTGGTACGTGCCGTGGTGAGGCGCAGCGACAGTGAAAGCAAAAGCCAGTCGCTGCAAATCCAAATGATCGCCGACGAGCTAAAGGACAATATCGAGCACCTGGAGCCTTACGGCTTTACCAGCGCTCCCCATGTTGGCGCGGAAGCCGTTGCGGCATTCCCTGATGGCGATCGCTCTCATGGTGTGGTGCTTGTTGTTGCCGATCGTCGCTATCGCATTACCGGCCTGAAAAATGGCGAGGTGGCGCTGTACTCCGACGAAGGGGATAGCATTATCTTGCGGCGAAGCAATACCGTGGAAGTGAACACAAAGCACTACGTGGTTAATGCTCAGGAGAAGGTCACCTTTAACACCCCGCTGTTCGAGGTACCCAGCGGAGAGGTTAGCGACAAAACCGGCACAATGACCGGGATCCGTGACACCTATAACGAGCACAATCACCCGCACGGCGATCCGACAACGGGCGGCCCAAACCAGAAGATGGGGCAATCATGATACTGATCGTCAATGGCAAGCAGCAGGCTGTTCATGCTCCCACAGACCCATTAACTCGCTCGGTCATTATTTCGCTGTTCACCTGGCGGCGGGCCGAGCCTGATGATGATTCAGTGCACCCCATGGGATGGTGGGGCGATACCTACCCCACCGTACAGAATGACCGCATCGGCTCTCGCCTTTATCTGCTGAGGCGTGAAAAGGTCACCAGCAAAACCACTGAGCTGGTTCGCGGCTACATTGAGCAGGCGCTGGCATGGATGAAAGAGGATGGTGTAATCACCCGCTCATTAATCACGGTGCAGCGCCACGGCACGGAAACCATCACGGCAGAGATAACGTTATACCGTACCGGTGGTGCAGACCATCGGATCACATTAACCGACCTATGGAGTGCGCCCGATGGCTGACAGCGGATTTACCCGCCCAACCCTTCCGCAGTTAATCACCCAGATCCGCAGTGACCTCAATTCCCGATTTCAAAATGATGCCGTTCTGCGCCGCACTGACTCTGAGGTCTATAGCCGAGTGCAGGCGGCAGCGGTGCACACGCTTTACGGCTATATCGATTACCTGGCGCGCAATATGCTGCCGGATCTGTGCGACGAGGATTGGCTGGTGCGGCATGGCAACATGAAGCGCTGCCCTAGAAAAGAACCCTCAACGGCAACCGGCTTTGTCCGCTGGGAGGGGGTAACTAACGGTATCACGGTACCCACTGGTGCAGTTATTCAACGTGATGACTTGATGGAGTACACCACGACAGCGGCGGCCACATCCGTTGCAGGCATTCTGCTTGCCCCGGTGATCTGCTCATCGGCTGGCATTGCAGGTAACACCGATGACGGTATCGGCATGATCCTGACACAACCGATCAGCGGACTGCCGTCAGCGGCGGTGGCTGATGGCATTGAGGGCGGCACTGACATTGAGTCTCTGGAGGAGTGGCGGGCGCGGGTTATCGAACGTTGGTACTACACCCCGCAGGGAGGCGCAGACGGTGATTACATCGTGTGGGCCAAAGAGGTGCCCGGCGTGACTCGCGCCTGGACGTATCGTCACTGGATGGGGGCAGGAACAGTAGGCGTCATGGTGGCGAATAGCAACCTTGAAAACCCGATCCCGGATGGTGGTGTTGTGGCTGCTGTTCGTGAGCACATCTTGCCGCTTGCACCTGTCGCCGGCTCAAGCCTCTACACCTTTCCGCCTGTGGCTAAGGCGGTGCCGTTCCGTATCCGTATCACTCCTGATACCCCAGCAGTGAGGTATGCCGTGATAGCGGAATTGCGGGCCATGTTCTTTCGTGATGGCGTACCTGGCGGAACGCTGGAGCATTCGCGCATTGCCGAGGCGATCAGCATTGCAACGGGTGAGTATGACCATACGCTAATCAGCCCGGTAGGTGATGTTGCTCTCGGTGCCACGGAGTTGCCCGTTGTCGGGGAGGTCACGTGGAGCTAAGAGACTACGAGCATCTACTTAAAAATCTGCTTCCGCGCGGCCCTGCGTGGGATGGGGATGATCCGTTGTTGCTCGGTCTGGCCTCATCCCTTCATCGAGTACACCAGCGCGGCGATACCCTGATGCTAGAAATTGACCCGCGAACCACGGCGGAGTTGATAGACCGCTACGAGCAGATTTGCGGGCTGCCTGATTCATGCGCGCCTGTTGGCGTGCAAACCTTGGCGCAGCGCCAGCAGCGACTGGACGCCAAGATCAATATTACAGGCGGGATCAACAAGGCGTTTTATCTTGCGCAGCTATACGCCCTTGGCTACGAAGGGGCCACGATCACGCAGTTCGAAAGTGATGTTTTCCGTTGCACCTCTACCTGCATCGATGCGCTGTACAGCGATGATTGGCGCTTCTGGTGGCAAGTCAACATGCCTGGCGCAACGCAGATCACAAACATGACATGCCTATCCGCATGTACGGACAGCCTGAGGACGTGGGGCGACACAGTGGCGGAATGTGTCATTAACAAGCTCTGCCCCTCACATACTTATGTCATTTTCAAATACCCGGAGTAACCAACCATGCATCGTATTGATACGCCCACCGCCTTGCGAGACAAGTTCGGAACAGGAAAGAATGGCTTTACGCGCGGAAACCCGCAGACCGGCGTCCAGGCCACTCAGCTTGATGATGATTACTGCGACTCCCTGCAGGAAGAAATTTGCAATGTTATCGAAAGCGCAGGGATTGCGCTGGATAAGACAAAGAGAAACCAGTTATCGGATGCCATTACTAAATTGGGTACCGGCAGGCTGGTTAATATCAAGACATTCACGGCATCTGGTACCTACACACCAAGCACGGGGGTAAAGAAAATCCGTGTGAAAGTCTGGGGAGGTGGTGGGGCCGGTGGCGGCACACAGGCCGTTTCAACCACTCAGGCGGCAGTTGGCGGTGGCGGCACCGCTGGTGCTTATGCTGAGAGCTTTATCACGGTCAGTGGTGCCTTGTCGGTAACCGTTGGGGCGGGCGGTGTCAGCTCAGTCGCTGATGGCACCAATGGTGGGGCATCATCTGTGGGAACGCTGACCGCCCCCGGTGGTGTGGGTGGCGCCCTGGGCGTGGCCAACAGCTCATTTCCCTTTGGTGCCCAGCCGCGAAACCCCACAGTAGGAACAACGGGGAATGTTATCAACACCCCTGGCGCTACGGCATCAGCCGGATTCACCTGGTCTGCCAATGGCGCGATCCGCTCAATGGGTGGGCAGAGCGCCGTGGGGGCCAGTCAGTACGCGGCTAACTCGGTTGGCTATGCTGCTGGCGGCTCAGGTGCAATCGCGGCAGGCGGTGCAGGTGCGGTGGCTGCTCTATCTGGATTTAATGGTGCCCCCGGACTGGTAATCATTGAGGAGTACGCATAATGAGACACTGCTTGATCAAGGGCGGGACCGTTGAAAACGTGATCTTGTGGGACGGTGCGACACCTGTCGATTTTGGCGATGCCGAGGTGGTTGGTGTTGATGATGATTGCTATGTTGCCCCTGGTTTTCTGTATGACGGTAAAGAGTTCTCTCCACCCCCAGAAACCAAGGAGTAACGACCAGGCCGGGAGAAATCCCGGCCATCACTCAGCCGATCGGGGAGCTAACTAGGTGGTGATCACAGTTGCGCATAGTTGGGGGGATAGGCAGACATAAAAAACCGGCTCAGTGATCGGGGGGGGGGTCATGGTTTTGATATTGTAGATGCGTTACCTTTCTCTATGACACCTGCGCGAATTGTGTAACTGCCCAATATTTTAACGGATTTATTTTCCTTCATCGCATCAAACAGCAAGGAGATCTCATCTTTGTCGTCGATGAATGAAGTGTCAACGGACACAGGGAAGTTCTCATCGCTTGATGGCTCTCGACAGCTAAGTGTTAACTTTTCTGAGGTTCTCTTAATGCTGTCTATAACCACTTCAAGATTTCGCTCTTCCTTCTTGGCTTTTTCGATAGGGTTTTTGATAAGCTCATGAACATCTTTTTGAGAAAGATTAACCTTGGTCGCGCCTTCGATTTCAATTCTATCGGCGTCGCTGGCTGACTTAAGTACGCCAGTATAGGCTTTAGTTACATGTTCCTGTATGCCTTCGGCTCTCTCAATGGTATCTACGCCAGCATTGTTACGCATGGACTGAAGCATTCCATCCTTAAGGATTGTAAGTCTCTCGTTCTCAGATTTTATCTTGTTTTCTTGTTGCTTTGTCTCTTCTTTTTTTACAGCAACTTCAGCCTCTGAGTTAAGATATGACGTGCCAACCCATGCCCCACCGAATAGAGCTATGGCAAAGAGGAAGCATGTTGTCTTCTGGGTTGGGCTCATCCCTTGCGTCACCTTGTCAAATGCATTGCCACAAGCCTTGATTAGATCAGTAAGCGCAGTGATAATCTCTGTGCATCCTGGGTTTATGTAGAAGATTATTTCAGCATCTTCTCTGTCATCACTGCCTAGTTTTTGAAGGTTGTCGGTTTTGTACCTGATTAAAGTATAGACTTTATACATCTCTGTTTGAAACTCGCAAAGCCCTTGCGCGAGCGATGCGGGTAGCGACCCATTGTAACGTGTGAGATCGCCAAAAATCTTGATTTTTACAGAGTCAAACAGCTCAACTTTTAGTTGTTCAACCAATATTTCCTCACCTGATTGCAAGCGGTTAAATACGCTCTCAAGTGAGTCGATGCTGTTTATGCATATTGTATTATTCACTTATAATCCTTCTTCCTTTCCCGCTCCAAAATATCTCCCCCCAACCATCCCTAAACCAACCTCACCATAGTCTCTATCCCGGCACTAATGAATAGTTACCGATATCAGCATGATAGAACATAAGCTTTTCTTCTCATATGCTGGAATTTTATTCAGTGGTTGTAACCATCGGGATTGGTTGGAGTTCTAGCAGTAGTGATAGCGAACGGCAGCAATGATGACAGCAGAGGGGGTAGCTAGTGGCTGGTTGTAAGCCAGATGCCAGCCCCCGTTACGGTAAGCATAAAGCCAATACCAGCCACCAGCAGGCCGAATGGTGAACGATGGCATTTGCGGATCTGGTGCAGGCATTGGCTCTGCCGATGTGGGGTAATAAATCCTTACCCCTTCAATGATGGTGCTACTGATCGGATTCATTATGGTTGAAACCAGTCATCCGCACTTTCCCACGTATCTTGCAGCACCTCTTCGATCACCTCCCTGTCAGCCGTGGTACCACCGCGCACCGATAGCCCATCACCACCAGCCAGTCGAACGGTAGCTTCAACATCAGAAAATTTTCGCTGCAGGCGCTTGTTGAGTTCAACGGCCAGCGCAGCAGCGGCACCGTCAGGCAGCTTCTTTTTCTTATCGATTGTCACTTCAACATGAAGCATGATTTAACCCTCATACTATGACTGTTTATTCATACAGTAATAATAAAGCAAGGAGGGTGAGATATGTATGTTTTTTTGTTTCACTTAGTTACAAACAGAAAAGCCTCAGAGGTGAGTCTGAGGCTTTAATCTGGGGTCACTTTCAAATGCACGTGCATTTTAAGTGCATTTTTTTGTCCATTTTGAGTAGTTTCTCTGTCTGGGCAGTGTCGCTAACTCGTTGTTTCTATTCGTGCTGTCCTTGCACTGTCCTGCTTAAATTGGTGGAGCTGGGGGGATTTGAACCCCCGTCCGAAATTACTACACCGTCGGCACTACATGCTTAGTCCAATCTTTACATTCGCCGG